TTCCCATACTGCATCATCAACCTTAACGTAGATAACATACGTGCTTTCTGTGTTGGCTCTGTCAGTATTTCTCCAACATCTGAATTATTTAAGTTTTTTAACTCTTCTAAGTCAAGTAACTCTAAGGGTGCATCTTTTACATGAAATGTAACATCGTCTCTATCTCTAAACAAATTAGGCAACGCTTTTTTAGTTGCATCATTATCGAAATACTCGTCTTGCTCACTTCTAGTTTCTTCTGGAGTATATTCTCTATAGTTTTTATAGGGTTTTAAAGTACCATCCACCATGCCGCTGCTATCTCCACGAATAAATCAGCACCTGTATTGTATGCCCATCTCTTTTTTGTGCCGTAAGTTTCTTCTGTGCCTTCAACATACACTTCGAAGATTTCCCATGCAACGCCAATGATAACAACCCACATGACAGCCCAGAAGTCTGTTGCTCCTAGCCATTGTGCAACTTTGGCAATAAACAGTCCAGCAGCTAAATGATATGATGTCCAACCATCTAACGCGCCTGATGAGACTTGCCATTGATAAAACTTTGCTATCGGATTATTCATTGTTTCCTTTCTTACTTGCTTCCAAACATTTTAGAAAAGAAACCTTTCTTCTTTCCCTTCTTGCCTTTCTGCATTTTCTTACCTTTTTTCTTTTTCTGCTTCTTTATCTCTTCCATCCCAGCCATATTCATATCAGCTGCATTGACAGTAGGTACAGCAGCGAAAAGTATAACTGCTGATAATAATAGTTTTAATACATTCTTCATAGGACTTCCTCCATCTTCTTATCTATGGCACCGATTATACCTTTAAAATCTTTATAAGCCTTCTTATAAATCCCGGGCTTTTCCCTATCTAATCCTGCTAATAGTCTTTTAAAATTTGTAACCATGTTGCTTCCGTATAATTTAAGCATCATAATACGACGCTTATCTTCATCCATCTCGCGTATTTTGCGAATCGCGGCTTTTTTATTCATTATCTACTGTAGTAGTCGTTTAAAATCTTGTGTGCTTTGCGAACATCAAATTTACCTTGGCTAGTTGAAGATGCAATAGCTTTAGTAAAAGCATGTCTCAATCCTGGTGCATTAAAGCTAGATAAATTTCTTGTGATAAGTGCCATTGCAGTGTCTATGCCTTCTATAGCGCTCTTAAGATTTCCGTGTATTTTATCTGCTGCTTTTGTGTCATCATCTGCAGGTCCTTCTTGTACAGGTGCGAAAGCTGTTGCTGGGTTATGCTTAGATATATGTCCTGTTTGCTCTGACTTATCTAATAAATCTCTTAATTTTATCATAATTTTATGCCACTCTTTTTTAGTTTTGCATGTAATCCTGCCATCCAGCTCTGCGCAATTTTATCAGTATCTGCTTTTTTAGAGTACATTACCATAAGTTTAACAATCTGATCGTCTATTTTACTTAATTTTTTAAATAAATCAGCGTCCGGACCTTCATCAAGGTTTTCTTCTTTGATCTTCTTCTTTTGATGTTCTCGTGCAATATCTTTTATTGTAGGAAGTGGATCACCAAATTGTCTATTTTCATATCCAGGCGAGCTTTCTTTTAATATGTCTTTTAATTTAATCATTAGTTTTTACTCCTAAATAATCTGTCATACTCATCGCGATCGTATTTTATACCAGCGAATTGAGCAGCAACCCAAAGATCCATATATTCAGTATCTGTTCCAACTTTTACTTTTGGTCTGTAAGAAGGTTCTCCAGAGATCATATCAGAATCTGTCTTTTCAATAAGTTTCTTAATATTCATTGCTTCTGATTTAGTAAAAGTTGTTCCCCAAATACTCCACATGCTACCACTATCTTTTCCATATTTGTATACTGCAATTTCTGCTGAAGGTTGACGGAACATTGTCAGTTTTTTAATCTTAAATCCACCCTTTTTAGCTGCTGCAGCAAAAATAGGTTTTGCAAATTTCATCTGTTCTGGTGACATTTTGTCCTCAGTAAGCTTAGTCTTTTTTCTTTCTTTTAAGACCACCTTGATGCCTTCTCTAATAATCTCTTTAAGTTGTGTTTTTTTGATTTTCATTGTCTATCCCTTGTCTAAATCTGTGCTTTTAAAATCTTTTAATTGTTTAACAACTTTACTCATCTCTCCGTATTTCCCTGGCCAGAATCCTTTGCTAGATACACCTAATTCTATTTTGCCATTTTTGTATACGTAGAACGGTAAAACATCATTCCCACTAGCAGCTTTTACTGTATAAAAACAGCCATATACTGCTCTAGTTGTTCCCGGTTTCATTTCTTTATGTTTTAAAACTTTAATTCCTGCTTGTTTAAGTGCAGCATCTAAAAAATTCTTAATAGCTTTTTTATCTGCTTTTTCATTTATTTTTGATTCATTTGCAAGCCTTAAAGCACCTGCAACTTTTTTATCTTTAGATAATCCTTTTGCCATCTTTTCAATTTTATTGACTGCACCTGTCATATTACCACTCATTTGAATTGCGATCATAATTGCTTTTTTTATTTTAGAACTTAAAGCGCCTTCATTTGCAGTTTTCATCATCTGCGCAATTTTCATTAGCATATCTTTGTCTTTTTTAGAAATATTTTTTAACTGTCTATCTTTTGCCATTTTAGTTAATGTTTGGGCGTAAGCCTTAGTTGACTCTACTTTAGCACCTCCGCCATATAAGTCAGAATACTTTTGAGCGTCTGATTTTTTATTATTTGTGGTTTTTAATTTTTGACCTTTAGCTTGTGGTTTCTTTTTACTTTTAAGCTTATCTTTTATTTTATCAAAAATGCTCTTAGCTTTTTTGTATGCTTTCGGATCTTTTTCTCTATAATCTTTTTGTCTTGCTGTATTGACTGAAACTTTTTTACCTTGTGCATTTTGTATTGCCATCCTAGCTGCTGTAGCTATCACAGCTGGATTTTCTTTTAATACAGATTCTTTTAAATTTCTAAATTTATCACCCATAGATAGTAAATCTGATACGTCTTCAAAAGAATGAATATGTCCATTAAACATACCTTGACCAACTTTTTTTCTAATTGCTAATGCCCACTCTCTTTTATTTTTATCTGGAACTTCTTTATGTTTTTTCATAAACTTTAAAAACTTTTGATACTCATCTACGAAAGCACCGAGATTTAAATTGTAATCTTCTTTTGGAGAACCATCAAAGTCTTTATATGGATCTAAATCTTCATTTTTTGCATCATAATTTTTATCTATATAATTAAAAAATTCTTTTTTCTTATCGCCATCTAATTCAGTTGGAGACTTTATATTAAACTTATCCATAGCAGACTTAAAAAACTTTTGGTATGCTTCTTTATCACCTTCTGCGTGTAAGCTAATTAATTCTATTATTTTTGAGTTCCAAGACATTCGAGGCTCCAGTTTTTTTATAAATATTGATTAATTACCAAAATATTAAGTTTTTGTGTTTTTAGTCACTAGCGCATCTGAAACTTGTGCACTTAACAACGATTGTATTGTAAAGTACAGTGAAGGATTGCGCTTTAATAGTGCTTTGAATTCTGGTTGTCTCCAGACAATGCATTCAGTATCATGCTTTACAATACATTCAGCTGTTGCTGGCTTTTCTGTAAGAAAACTCATTTCACCTATAAATTGTCCGTCTTTTAATTCTGCAACCCACTTTCCCTTAACTGCTATGTCTACAGTGCCGTTATAAATTAGCATAAGACGGTTAACATCAGCACCTTCTTTAATTAATTTATAACCTGACTTAAATGTTTCCCACTTAGCGATCTTTGTTATTTTTAAATATTCTACTGGTGTTAGGTCTTTGAATAAAGTTTCATATAACTCTTTATCTTTTGGTTCCATTTTTACAGGACGCTTCTCGTAAATAATAACAGCTATATGGTATAAGTTAACTAGTACAAATACTATGTTCCAATTAATAGCCAACCACATTGGTTCTGTGGGAATATAAAAATTATAAAATATAGAAAATAAACTAGCTACTACTGATACTATTCTAAGATATAGAATATCCTTTACTAAAAACGAAAATGCAATTAACCCAAATGCCATGTGGCCAGCTAAAGTTGCTATATTCATTAGTCATCTGCATGTTCTAATAGTTTAACATCATCTTCGGCGTTGTTAAACCAGAAGTCGATTACTTTAGCAAATGAACCGACAAATCCACCTAACATTAATAGCAAGATTTCTTTCCATCCACCCATCACATCAACACCACTGCTCATAAAGTAAATCATAAGTCCTAATATTGTAGCAAATAGTGAAACAACAACAATGCTAATTAACCATTTTTTGTTTTGTCTAAATTTTATGATACCAATTAATTCTGTATTAATAGAATGTTTTTGGTCTTGAATGTGATAGTCTGTTTTATTATCACTTACTTTGCTTAATATCTTATTATCTGTAGGCATAACTTTCTCCTTTTATTTTTCGTAGTCTGGATTTCCGTTGGCAAATTGAAACCAGCCGCCGTACTTCCCATCAGCTTTTGATGAAAGCTCTTCGAAATCTTTTAAATTATTATATAGCACTGCATTTGATGTAGAGACACCGTAAATTTTCTTAAAGTCTGAAGCGATTTCTTGCATCATCTTAACAGCCTTGTTGCACTTCATCTCTAATTTTTTTGCGTCTCTTTTTAAAGCAGCATTCTCTTTCAACGTATTGTCAGCGAAATAAATCTCTTTTAAACTTACCATTTTCTACAACTCCAATATCTAGCTTTATGTTTAGGACCTGGGCTATCACAATTATGTCTAGCTCTAAATGATTTTCTTCTGGCAGGATCAGACTTCTTAATTCTGTTTTCACTACCCTTTGCACCAAAATTTACCTTAACAACATTGCCCTTATCATTCTTTACATAGACTTTAAATTTTCCTACATCACCTTGCATCGGCTTATTTAGCTTAACTTTACGTCCTTGGTACTCGGCCTCTTTTAAGTTTTTATCCGTACAGAACGATAAGGTATAACCTAACCCTGTAGCTTCACTGAAAACGTCATAAGTGTCTTTGTGTTCACACCCACAATGTTCTACAACTTCAGGAACGCAATTAGGAACTTGTTTCCCTTTTTTACCTTTTTTCATTCCTACTTGCTTGTAACCATCCCAACAAGCTTCAACAATAAAATCTTTAAATCCGCCTATCTTATCAAATAAGCCATCATCATGAGTTTTTGTATTTGTCTTTGCTTGCTTCCAAGAATTCTTACCCATCTTAACAAATGGTGCATATCCACCGCCTTTGGCAACTGCGCCTTTTTTAGCATTAGATATTGATTTCATAATTGCTCTTCCGTCTTCATTTACGGATTCTCTGTAAACTATTTTACCACCTTTGGACTCTATACCAATTTTATGATTTGGGTACCTTGGCCTTAAAGCAGCTAAATATGCTGGAATCTCTTTCAGATTCTTTACAGATACTTGTGATACTACTTTATTATTTTTACTTACAATAATATTCCACGGTCCTGCAGCGCCACCTTTACGAATATCTCTCATCATATCAGAAGTTTTGCTTTCTCTAACCTTGTCTGGCAAGTTTTTGTGTTTGGTAGATGCATATTTTTTAACGTCTTTTTGTTTCATATTTTTTGCCAATTGTTTTATTTTTTTAGTTACTTTACTTTTCGGAATATCACCTGCTTGGACTGCCTTTACCAATCCCATAAGTCTTTGTTGAGCTTTAGAAGATGCCGGCATTATTTTTTCCTATGCTTCTTTACTTGATTCCATTGAGCTGAATCAACTTTTCTTGCAGGTCCACCTGCTAAGAAAGAGTTCACCCTTCCCATTGCCCATGCATGTTGATTAGCACCTGGTCTATGTCCAGTTCTCCAAGCTGCTAATCCTTTGTTATAAACAGTTGTCAGAGCACCTGTAGGTGCATTTGATTTTTTAGCTTTGTTTCTTAAAGACTTGCGAATCTTAGCAGATAATTTTTCATGAAATACAGTTTTCTGATCTTCATTCATCTCACCGTACATTTTCTTAAATTTTGCTGTCCATTTAGAAGGCTTTGTTTTCACACCCTTATCAGACGAAAAGCCTTTATAAGCTTTTGGATCATCACTGTCCATTTTTGATCTCCGCTTTATTACTCTCTCTCTTTCTTCTTTATCTTTCTTAGATAAGCCTTTAAAATAATTAGGCTGATTTTCAGGAGTTGCAGATTCTCTAATTCTCTTTGGTTTAAATTTCTTATATTTAGTTTTTATCCAATAGTCCAAATATACAGATTTTTTAGGACTGTGTATTGTGTAAGTCATATTAGTAAAATTAGGTGTTCCTTTTACATTATCTCTGCTTAGCTGCGCATCAAACTCATCCATATCTGATGATGTCATACCTTTGAACTTATAAACCGATTCATTCATTTTATATGTCATTTAGTCACCTTCTTAACTTTTTCAATTGAACGACCAGCAAAATATGCAGCATAAACAGTCATTAATAGCGTTTGATAAACAGGCACATATGCAGCGCCTATTGTAAATTCTCCAACGTTTCCATCGAAGATGCTTAATATAGTAAATATCGCGGTAAGGAAGATTAATGTCAAAGGTCTTATATTTTTACTTAACCAACTACCATGTTTTAAATCAGCTTCCCATCTAGCAGAAACTTGTGCTTGTGCAGCTTGCTCTGCTTGTGCTATTATTTGTGTAATTCTTTCCTTAGCAGCAGCTTTTTCTTCGCCTGATGTATGTAGGTCATCTATTATGTTGCCTACGTCTTTAAGCGCATCTCCACCTAATAAGCTTCCTGCACCTTTTGCTAATGTACTTAATAATCCCATAACTTCTCTCCTTACACACCGCCTCGTATATCTTTTTGCGCTTTAGTGTATTTTTTATCATTAAAGTCTGAACTTGATGCCATTATATCAATTCCAGCATTTTGTAACCCTATTTTTTTAAGTCTGTTTTCTATCTCATCATCTAAAGAACCAGTTCCATGTGGATTTTTCTTTTTAAAATAATCTCTACCCAGACCAATTGTTATTTTATCATCATTTAAATGTATTGTAGCCTTAAATTTTATATCTTTTAAAGCATTAACAACTTTGTCAAATATTTTTTTATTATGTTTTGCCTCACTAATAGACTCATTTTTCTTTTTTGCTAATGCAGCTTTTACATCTTTTAAGTCTTGTTTAATAAGCTGTATACTTTTTGGATTTCTAACAGACTTTAACATATTACTTAAATCACCAATATACAAAGCCAATTCATTCCTAGTGAATTTAGCGTAAGTATTTTCTGATAATAATTCTTTTAATTTTATAATTTTCAAAATACATCACCACCTATGGCATCTTCTATTGCTTCTTTAATATCACCAGGTTTAACTTCTATTATTCCGTCCATATCACCCTTCCATGTGTCTATTTTATCACCATTGACAAATAAAGCTATAGAGGGAAAGTTTCTTAATCTTAATTTCTTACAAACTTTTTTGGTGTCTTCTGAAGATGCTTTAATTATCTTTGCATCTTCATGTCCTTTCACACCTTTAACATAATCCATTCCGTCGCTTTCTGCCCACTTCGATGTGAAAACAACTACAGCAACTCCATCGCCAGTCTTGTCTTTAAAATTTTTGTCTGTTACTTGTGCACCTAATGAAGTAAACAGAAATAATGATAAAAGCAACTTTTTCATAACAAACTCCTACTTGTCACGTTTCCTCTTCTCAAGGTCGCGTGTCTCTTTCTGTAAATCTTTGATTAATTCCTCTAACTCTTCAACAGTTTCATACATGTCGTCCATATCATCTTGAAGAGTTCCTACTTGGTCCTTGTACTGTTCATAAGATCTAGGCCAGTTATAGCCTTCTGGTCTTGAAGGGTATTCAGCTTTATAGAGCATGTCCAAGCTCGGCAACTCTTTTGCTTCTTCAATCTCACCTATCAACATATAATAAACACCAACAACAGAAGCTATTGCTGTACCAATACCAATCATTGTGCCGACTGACATTGAAAATTTTGTATCTTCACTTAATTCAGTTGGCTCTTCTTTTGGTTCTATTTTTTCTGAAATCTCTTCTTGTTTTTGCTCATGAGGAGAATCAGTCTTTAGTAACACTTCTGTAATGTCTTCTAGCGAGCAAAAACCTTTATCAACTAGTATCTCACCTAAAGATCTTTTATCTCCTTTGACTTGAGCCTGTAGTGCTTGATTAAGCTGTCTTTTTGTGATTATGTCTTCTTCACAAAGTAGCTTTCCTATTTTAACATCACCATTCATTGTTGGTCCTTATATTAACACACCATATACTAAAACTAAAAATCCTGTTGCAGGTAAAATAAATATCTTTTTACCGCCCCACCAAGGAATATCATATCCCAAGATATGCCATTTGTAATCTACTGGTTTATAAATTGTTCCTTTGTTAACGTGATTAAGCGCGGCCTCATAACAAAATGTTCCAATGAACCAACTACCCACACCTAACCAAAAGAATTTAGCAAACGATGCTTCAATAAAAAATGCTACAATTACAGCACCCCATATTCCTACATTCTCTAATATTCTCCACATATGATAATCAAATATACCATTTGACTTATTATTTGGATGTATGAGTTTGTTAGTTTCTTTTCTCTTTTTAGTAGACCAAGTCCAGCCCTCTGTTACACCCTCACTAAACCAATATAAGACTATTAGTAAACAAAATAAAATTTGTAATATCATCTGAATCTCCTTGTTGGATCATTTAATCCTTTGTTTTTAGCTGCCCATTTTTTATGTTGGTTAGCTGTTCTTCCTTCAATAGACCATTTTTTATTCAGCGCAGCTTTTTTGCGTTTTCTATCTTTGGCTTTTTTACTTGGCATTGCTTAATAGACACCTTGATAAAATGTAGCTTCAGGATCTGTCCCTACTACTAAGTTATCAAAAATAATTATTCCGTGTTGCATTTCATCTCTGTAAGGATTGAAGAAGTATCCATCTGCGATACCACTAACTTTACCATCTTCATATTTTTGTATTGATGCTTGACCAAATTCTGTAAAATCAGATAATCCAACAATCTCTAATGTAATTCTACCAGTTGTTGTCTCTAACAATAATGAATCCATTTGTGTACCACCTAAATATAATTTTGTATCTATTAACTGACCATTGTCTTGGCCTGAATTGTCATACATAATTAGTGCATAATGTTCTTTTTCAGGTGTGACTCTTCCGTCCTCTCTTTGAAAGTGCAATACAAATATCTTTTTTATAGATCCGTCTTCTTGTACAACAGCAGATCCGTATGTTGTAATACTTTCATAATACTCGCGAACATTAAACTCTGAGCCGTTTACCCACATCTCAATGCTTTCTTCTAGCTTGTCTTCTACTCTGCTGTCTTCACAACTAAAGTGTAGAAACATAGCAGCACTTAATAATAATACTAACTTTCTCATTTTAAAATCCCATCCACTGATAATTTATGCCTAACTTAATGTCATAAGCAGGGCGTTCCCAATAATATAAATATTTTCCTTCTGCAAAAACTCCAAGATTGTCTTTTATCTTAACACCAAATATCGCACCAAAATCGTAATCATGCCATTGCATCCACATTGGATCCATAAACATAAATTCGTGTGGCTTTTTCTTTTCATCTTTATGTTCTGCATAAGCATCTGCATTATGATATGAATATGTGTCATGACCATAGTGATACGGCATCCAGTTACCCCATGCATGCAACCACCAGCTATCACCATAATGATAAAAGTCAGCACCTAAAACTATAGATGTTTCGCGCTGAAATCCAAGATCTTTCTTTTTCCCATCGATGTATTTTTCCAACATACCTGGGAAATGATACAAAAAATATTCTCTGTCTGTATAAGCAAAGATACGACCATCTGCATCTCTCCACAACCAATCGTGTCCCCAATATTCTCCACCTTCATTCCAAAATGGACCAGCACCTTCTATTTCTCTAAGTTCACCTGTTACAGGATCTATTTCATAAAGTTGTTGTCTAATCCAATCACCGTTTTCATCTTGCATTGTTGGGTCATACCACATATTATCATCTATACCAAATGCATCTTCTGCAAAATTCCACCATTGGCCTCTATACCAGGTCGTATCTAAAATAGCTGCATCAAATCCGTATACTGGATGTTGCCTGTGTTTCATTCCTGCACTAAAACTAAATTTATTGTCCATAGCATTTGCCTTGAACCTAAGATCTGCAGAACCGTAATTTATTTCTTCTAAACCTAACTCAGTCCAAGCTACTTTAGCAACATACCACGAGCCAACATACCTTAACCAATATTCTTGATTCAAGTATTCATTACCCCATTGTCTACCTTCTGACCATTTAACTAAATATTCCCAGCCTTTAACAGGTCCAAATGTAGCACTTTCATTAGCATTTTGTTCTGATCCGTCATACCACTCTCCACCTTTTCCTGCATTCCTAACACCTCTTTTAGGTTCATATTTAAATCTGCCAATTTTTCTAATGCCAAAAGATTTTTGAAAGTCAGGTTTTAACTCTCTTTCAGACCTTTCAAATACTAAATCGCCTGTAGATAAACCCCCTACAATTGCAAATCTATCATCTTGGTATCTTGGCGCATTTAAACTAAAACTAGCATAAGCTGTTGAATACTTAAAAAAGTTTACAAAAAAGTTGTTATCACTTACCTGGCTAAACAAAGATGAGGTCATTAATAAACCTATGATAATTTTCTTTAACATCTTTTTTCTCCTAATTACTTACCCTTAGCTACTGAAGCTTTTCTATACTCAGTTACCAGCTTTTTAATTTCACCGATAGCTTTTCTTGCTCTTCCTCCTGCAGCTTTATTACCTTTTTCTGAATGTGTTGCGTGGTTCTCTTCAAACACATCCCACAAATCTTTAATTTCGTTATAAATACTTTCCATTACATTCTCCTATTATTAAATATCAAATCTTACAACAAATGACAAAGCTAATTCCGGGTCATTTCTAATTGGCCGGGAAACTTTAGCAACTGCCAATAATTCATTTAAATCGTTATACAAACCAATTGATGTAATATAAGGCGCAAAAAATGAATGAGTTGCAAAAGATTCTACATCTGTTGCAGCCTCGTAAGCGCTTGTTGTATTGTACGAACCTTCTGCAGGACTTGGTAATATTGCTCTAAGTTTTTGTATTGCAGATTGCGTTACATAGCTATTACCTTTCCAATAATAATCGTCTTGCGTAGCAACGGTTGAATTAATATTCATGCTACCACTTCTACCAGGTGTTATACTTATGTTTCTAGTTCTATTAAATGTGTTTGGTGGTATAATACATCCAAATTCATATTCTTGTATTGTCTTTGTTGAATCCCATTCAAGCTTCCAGCCGTTTGCACCAGATCCCTGCCCTACAGTTCCATAACTTCCTGTATCAGTTACTATTACTAAACCTAAATCGTAATTTACAACACCTATTGCAGAGCCAGATCCATTAACAGCCTCAGGACTACCGCTTAAATAATTTGTTTCAAAGTCTGTATCATATAAATTACCGTAGCCATCATCTTTAATTGATATTACACCATTTGTAGAGTAGTCTGTTATTTCTATAGAACCTGTCTTTATACCTTCACCATACAATCTTTGTGGTATGCTAAAAACATTAAACTGATCGTGGTATGTTCTAATTTTTAGTGTTTCATAGTCTGGCACTGTATTGCTTGATGACTGTATTCTTCCTCTTCCCCACGGCCTGTGATATTTATCAAATACAAATTGAGGTTGAGGAGATGTAGTACTTTTATCGCTTCCAGTGACTGCATATCTAAAAAACATATTGTATACTTCATGCCAGATAAGATAACCATATTTTGTATATGTAACACCGCCAGAAACTAAAGAAAATTGTGGCCCGGACTCTGATAGAGAACCTGTAGAAAATTGGTGTAATTGAGCTGATGTTGCCCTAGTGCCTTGAGTGGACATAACACCTAAATACTGTGTGTTATCTGTTGCTCCGAATTTTTGTGCCATAAATCTCTTATGTACTTTTATCGGAGTCACTCTCTTGTCATCTGGATCTATATCTCTAAACATTTAGTGCACCTATGTTTTCTATAAATATACAATAACATCTTTAGTTTTCAAATAAAAAAGCCCTGAACACGCAGGGCTTGATTATATGTTAAAATACTTCTTTAGAAGTCTAATCTTACTTTAATTAATGCCTCTCTACTAGTAGACTTTAATACAGGTTTTGATAGTTTTGCAACTGCTAATAATTCATTTGCGCTGTTATACAAACCTACTGTAGTTATGTAAGACTTAGGATCATTTCTGAACGAAGGTATCGTTAAGTCACCAGCATCTCCTGTCGTATATGTAGGATTTTGACTGTGATTATATTGATTATGTCTTACTCTACAGAAATAGTGTGTAGATTTAATTTGTTCTTCACGCCTTGCAGCAAAGTAACCAGTAGCTGTGTTTTCACTGTTACCTGCAATTGCATTATAAAATGCTTGGTTATTATTACCGTTTACATTTGATGCTGTGTTATAACCAGTCATTGGGATACCGTTACTATCATCTAATAATAGTGTAGCATCTAAAATTAATAATCCTGATTCAGGATAGAATTTTCCAAATGATGCTGTTGCTGCACCGCCAATAACTGCATTACCAGAAGCAATAGAACCAGATACAATATTAAATTCTCTAGCAGTGTTTCTTACATTAGGATCGTTAGTAGCACCACTGTCATCTATAAGATGTAATACCTTACCTGTAGATCCTGAAAGCCTAAGTTCCCAGTTACCTGGATCCATCTTTTCTTTTAGTCTTCCTCTGTTTAAACTGACTGCGAATATTGTATCAGTATCTGCATCTGTTCCACCACCTTGATAAGCACCTGCTTGGAATTTTTCAGTGCCTTGTGGTAATAATAAATTTCTTAATTGTCTATAGATTGCTTTTGAAGCTGCATTATCATTATCACCTGATAGTGAACCACTTCCACCATAACTTCCAAAAGCAAGTGAGAATTGTACTGAAGCAGTGGCATTTGTTCCTACGACACCATTGTAAATGTCAAAGTAATGTTCACCAGTACTTCCTGTTTGTGTTGAAGATGTGTAAAAGTTTGTTAGTGTTCCAACACCACCAGACCACATCCCAGATGAGACTACGCTTATCTGTCCTGTTTTTATATCGTTTTCTGTATCAAAGTTTTGAAATACTGACATTATTTAACTCCTGTGTTTATAAATATCAACCTTTTTGTTTTTCATAAAATTTTATTTTATCTACTAAGTTCTCTTGCAAGTGATTCTGCTGATATAGCTCTGCCGTCACTAACAGCTCTTTCTACTACACTTCTAGCTGTCTCTTGTGTTCTAACAGATGAAACTGCCCTTTGTGCTCTTTCACGAACACCGGGTCTTACATTTGCTCTGTCTTCTGCACTAACTCTTGTTCTTGCTCTCCTTGAAATAGGACTTCTATTTCCGTTAACTGGTGTGTTTATAACACTTTCACCAGGTGTAATATTAACGGTAATTCTTTTTTGTGCACCAGATTCAACTCCAGTAACTAAAATTTCTACTGATGTCGCAGATGAAACTTCTCTTGCTAATAATGTTGCATTTCTACCTGTTACAACAACAGCTCTACCTCTGTTTGAACCGTCTCTTGCAAGTGTTTCTATTGCTATGTCTCTTGTTGATCTAGCATCTCTGGCATCTACTACATTTCTTTGTTCTTGTCTTATTTGATTAGACCTTAATGCTGCTTGATATGCTTGATGATTAGGACCTGCCATGTATAAACCATCTGGCATTTGATGTATTTCATCTTGTCTAAATCCTAGAACTAGTGCTTCTTCCTCTGCTCGTATTCTACTTCTTTCTATATCTACTGCAGATGCCCTTTGCTGTCTCGGTGCTGCCGGAGCTGGTGCTGTTGTTGGCACATCATATGCTGAAAAGCCTGGTGGTGGCCCATTTAGTGCACCATATCCTGTAGCTTGTTGAGAAGGTGCAGGTGCTGGAGCAGGTGCTGGAGCAACAACATTTCTTACTTCTTGCGCTCTTTCAGCTTCTCTCTCCATCATCATTTCCACGTCTTCACGTGTATAGCCCATTGCCAATAAGTCTTCAGCTGACATTGTTCTATCTGCCATTTTAACCTCCTCCTAATTCTGCATTAAGATCACCTTCAACTAATACTACGTCTTGGTTATCTTGTAATTCAAATATAAAGTCCTCATCATCTAATCCACCAACTACTGAAGGATTTAATGTTACCATATTTCCTTCACCTGATAATTCTACTTCTGAAGGAAGTGAATCATCAATTTCTGGCGTGATAAGTGATCCGACATCTTGAGTAACTAGCTTGTATTTTAAAGCTAAGTCAGTCGTTAAGAACGCCTGATGTACGGGCATATTTTCTATAATGATTCCATAATTATTGGGACCTTGAGTGTTCGATTCATTATAAAGCCTATAATCAACTTCATCGTCACCTAAAGCAAACTTAGCAATTACAAAATCATTTTGTGAGAGTTTTTCTCTACCTAGTTTTGTTATTACAGCGTCAACTATTAACGATGACTTGTCTAAAAAAGACATATGTTACTCCTGACTTATTAACTTTGTTGTAAATACTTAACAGTCAATGTAAAAGCAGCAGATGCGCCATGCATAAGGCTTGTAACAACAACTGTAGTAGTAGGATCAGGTTGTCCTGCAGATGCTCCTGCAGCAGTATTGTTAGGAACTGATTTAGCTCTTATATCAACTTGAGTTCCTGTTACTGTCTGACTTATAGAATCAACACTAGAAACATAATCAATACCACCAGTCCCGACAGCTTCTGTTCCTGCTGTTGAAAGATAAGCGATTGATGAGTTTAGTATTGTAAACATGTACTGACCTTGTTCCATACCACCTAAATTTGTTAAATCTGGTATTATTGTTTGTGCAGTTCCTGATTGTGTTTCCTGCCAGTTAACAGTCGTATTTGATAAGCTAGCAATTGACGGTAGTTTGTTAGGATTGTCAGCTCTTGTTATTAGCTTATACCTCATAGTCGTGTCTGGATCTACAGTTGGCTCTAATAGAGGTAAATTTTCTATTACTGTGCCATAGTAGTCAGTGCCTAGAGGATGTGCTACATTCCATAAGCTGTAATCGACTTCATCATCAGAAAGTGCAAACTTTGTTACATTAAAAGCTTGCTCACCTCTTGAGAGAAGTTCTCTACCTTTTTTTGTTAAGACTGCGTCTAAAACTGTTGACGCATTATTCAAGTATCCCATTATTTTTTCTCCATAAAGATGTGTAGAACTTTTTTAATAAATATTGTTTTCTTTCAAAAAAGTGTACTATTCATTGTCTAGTTGTACATCAACGAACGAATCGCCTGATGTAGTTGCCGTTACAGCATAAGGATTAACATCTAGTATTTCAACCGCAACCTCATTTCCTTCAGGTACAGTTAATCCGTCTTCTTGACAGCCGCCATAAGCTAAATTAAATAGTCCTGTGTGTGTTGTAAATATTGAATCAATATCACTCACTTCTAAAGACTGTGAATAATATAAACCTAACGATTTACTTACAGAAGAACTGTAGTGGTATATCTTATCATCATTAAAATGTGATAGCACAGAACCTGTTGCTGTTGGTTGTAAAATTTCAAAAAATACATTTGATCCACCACCGGTGTGAACTTTATTGTCTGTATTTGCATAGTCTCTTTCCAATGGGTCTATCAGCGGATTACTTCCAAAAGATCTAAGTTGATCTAATATGTAAGGACTTTGTGATGAGCTAACTGTACCATAATCACTTTTTGCAGCACTAGTACTAACTTCATTTAAAAATGACCAAGTGTGTTCAACTAGTTGGTCATCTCTAGACCCTGTATAGCCTCTAAAATCTATTGTGTCTATCTTTCCTCTTTTTTCTTCAATGCTAGAAGTAAATTCATTCTTAAGTGCATAAGTTCCTGTTATCGGATTTGCTATAAAATAATCATTTGAAGATGTCAATTCGTGTGCTATAGCATATGTTATATTTCCTTTTCTAAATTCATTGTCACCGCTCTGAGAATAATGTGCCATAACATCAAGTTTAGAATCAAAAGTTTTATCTTCTAAGAATGGCCTATTACCAACTATTACTTTTGGTCTTTCTAAGATTGTAGGTTCAATTAATATACCTATATTTTTCTTAGCACGTGCAGGTGACATATTTCTTAAATGATCAAATAAACTTAAATCATAATATTTTATAAGTTTTAAATAATTCCAGAAATTAAATTTTGTTGTCCATTTTTGCCAGTATGTGTCTGCTATCCTATCTAATTTTCCGTGATCATAACGTTCAGCATACATATCTCTTGGATCTCCTAGATAAGAACCGAAGTCTAAGTCTGCTACTGATAAGATTATATCTTCATTTATTACATCTGACGGTGCAAAGAATATTCCTAATTTATTACTATCAAGTGGTGCTGTGTCATATGAGCTTAATTCTACTCTTTCAGTTGTGCTTAATACTGGATCAGCGCCATCAGGAAACTTTAATTTTGCATCTTCTATTCTAATTTTATTACTTGTCTTATTAAGACCTATTGAAGGTGTAAAAGCTTTTTGTCTATCAGAAACAGATTCAAAGTTTATTTCATCTGCAAATCCTGATCCTGTAGCATACAGTTGGTCACCTGTTAGTGAATAATCTCTTATACCGTTCGGTGATGAATTTAGATTAATTTTATCATCCATAGAAAATCTTAAATTCATATCATAAAATGATGAGCTTGGATGATTACCATTTACTGCTTTTGGAGCTGATACATGATTAAAGAAAGCTGATTCTGTTAATGGTGTTTGCCAGTATCTCCATTCCATAATAGAGCCAGTGTACTGTGATCCGTATAACGCCGTCTCTTCAGATGATTGTTTTCTTCCGCCTATATGCCAATAATTGTCTCCTGTAGAACTTGAAGCATACCAGCTTAAGAGTGCACTTGATCCAGATACATCAATACTAGCAGATGCTTTTGTAATAATTTCATCTACACCTGAGTCATAATATCCAGCAAAAATATCAAAGCTCTGTGTTAGTGAGCTAGTTTCAGATGTCATTTGCATTCCGTCATAACTGCTTGTAAAGCCAGATTCACCTGCTCTTCTTCTAATCATTACAGACCAATATTCATCATTATACATTGGTAGTGAGTCTAAGCTTGCAGAAAAGAAACCTTCACTACCGCTTAAAGCGAAAGATAATTTACCTTTT